TGAGTTCCTATTTGATGAGCAGGAAGGTCACGGTCAGTTCACGCTGTGTACCGTGTTCGGCTTCCGGGCAGAGCCGGACCGAGCGCCGATGTTTCAAGTGATGCTCGAGAATGGGGCTCAGTGGGCGCGTGTTCCTGTACACATGATATGTTCGAAACCCTGTGATCCGCTGCCGCTGGAGCTGTCCTGTTGGTGGGACAGCTTCTCGCGTCACTGTACGGTGCACGAATTCGCTTTTTTGCGTAATCACGTCGTGAAGTGTTACGGACGTGATGGCCAATTACGTAAGGGTAACTACCTTTTCACGGTTGATTGGTCGCACGGCGGTTGGTCTGAGATCCCTGACCAACACAAAAATCACCACATCATCGCGCTCGGCAGCGGGCAGTGGGTTGCGTACCCGAACAATAAACTGATTTGGGAAGACCCGAGTTGGATCAATCAGCCGTCGCCGCTACCGCGGTGGCGTTCCCCATCACGAACCTATAGCGTGGAGTTCAAATGAGCGAGAAAGAATACCTTAAGCGCGATGTTGTAAAACAAGAAGAGCAGACATGGTGCCGCATAACGGATGACGGTCGACTTGAATACCTTGACTGGGTTTTTATAGAGCAACAAGCGGCGCTGTTTGATCAAGCCGGGTCAACCGGGGTGCGTGACAACACTATGACTATGTGTAAGACTGCGGTGTTAGCGCGCCAGCAAACCCTTGAGCGAGCAGTCACGTTGCTCAGCCGGTTTGCTATGTATAATAATGACACCGCCGCCGTGACATTTTATGATCCTATCAATGCGGCGCTACCTAAGCCCGCGACGTTTGTGTTCTTTCACATTGGCGAGGACACTACGCAGCCTGCCCGGTTAATCGACTCGATTGAGAAAACTAATCCCGGCTCGCGGATCATTATGCTCACGGATAAAATCACTCCGGAGTTGCAAGGCGCGGAGCGGCGTGAGTTTGACATCAATCCTGATTACATTATGACCGAGCGGTTGCGCGTTTATACGCAGCTAGGCTTGCAAGAGCCCGCCATTTACCTTGATACAGACATGGTCGTGCGGGGGTTCGTTAACTTACCCGCGATCCTCGGTGACAAAAAGTACGCATTTTGCGCTCGTTCGTTTGACCGCATGGTGCCGTTCAACGGGCAACAGCGTGGGCTCGACTTTAGCGAACATGCCGACCGCCCCATGGGGCTCGTTTACCCTTACGTGGGTTGCTTTATTGCGGCGCGCACCGGTGCGGATTTGTCGCCGTTGTATGACCGCTGCCGGGCTCTTGATGTTAAGTACCAGCAGTGGTACGGGGATCAGGAGGCGCTGCGTGAGTTCGTAAATACGCTCAAAGTGAGCGAGTTCAATTTGATTGATGAGGCGGTGATCGCCTGCTTGCCCGAGTACATTGGCAACAGTTCGCCGTTGATTGTACATTACAAGGGAGCGCGTAAAAATGTGGCCGCTTGATATTTACATTGGTTGGGACTCGCGCGAGCAGGAAGCGTTCCGCGTCGCCAAGGACTCGATGTTTAGGCACACGAATGCACTGATTAACATTTACCCGTTACAGCAGCCTTGGCTCCGCGAGCAAGGGCACTATTGGCGTTCGGCCGACCCGTTGGCGTCAACGGAGTTTTCGCTCACACGGTTCCTCGTACCGCACTTGCAGGAGTACCGGGGGTGGGCGTTGTTTTGTGATTGTGACTTTTTGTTCAGGCGCGACATCGCCGACTTGTTCAAACTGTGTGACGACCGGTATGCGGTGATGTGCGTTAAGCATGACTACCGCCCCCGCGACACTCACAAGATGGACAATCGGACACAGCATCAATACGACCGTAAAAACTGGTCGAGCCTGATGTTGATCAACTGCGGTCACGAGCAGGTTAAGCGGTTGATGCCGTATGACGTGAACACGCAGACCGCGCTTTACTTGCACCAGTTTAAATGGCTTACCGATGACGTGATTGGTGAGTTGCCAATAGAGTGGAACTACCTTGAGGGTTGGCACACAGCGGAAGACTGCGCCGACCCCGCGGCGGTGCACTTTACTCGGGGTGGGCCTTGGCTTGATAACTATCAAAACGTGGAGTATGCAACAGAATGGAAACGCTACGTATAAACCGTCGGCATTTGAGCCGACTCTTTTGGGCAACCGTGTTAGAGCACAGCGCGGACTCGCCTGCCCGATCCCGGCTGATGGCCGAGTTTGACGAACTTGAACGTCACCGGGAGCATGCTGACTACAACACGGGTAGCATCTCGTTGGCGGCGGGATGGGCGTTGTACTCGTTGGCGCGTTACTTGCGGCCTGAGTTGATCGCCGAGGTCGGTACGTTCATTGGCCGCAGTACGGTCGCGCTCCACCGCGGCGCGCCGGACGCAGTGCTACACACCTGCGACCTTTCAAACGACATTGACTTGGCGCTCGGCTCTCGGGTGGTGCAATACCCCAAGAAGTCCTCGGTTGAAATGTTCACCGCGATCAAGGCGCAAGAGAAGTCAATCGACCTGTTACACGTGGACGGTCGGTTGAACGATCACGACCTGCAAGTGTTACCTTTTATTCGCGTTTTCGTACTTGATGACTTCGAGGGTAACGAGAAAGGGGTGGCCAATTTGTTCAACCTGCATGGAATTGAACCGGGGTATCAAGTCATCTACCCGCCGGAGCGTGAATTACTGCGTGAGCACGGCCTCACAGGATACTGTAACACGGCGGTGTTGCTACCTAACGACATGATCCGATTGGTGCGCCAATGAGCATATACGCCGAGGTCGATCAGCGGTTTGCGCAGCAAGACTACCGGGGTGCGTTGCGGGTAGCGGAGTTTGGGTTAGCGACCGCCCCCGCCGACCCCAAGCTCATGCGTGCGCTAGGTAAAGTATACCAGCAGCTCAGACATTTTGCTCGGGCAGAAGAGTATTTTACCGCGTTAATAAAACATAATGCACCGATGTTTGATGATTACCTCAGCCGAGCTACGGTGCGCAACGAGCAGTCAAAGTATCCGCAGGTGATAGAGGATCTTGACCGGGCCGAGTTGATTAATCAAGACAGCGTGGACTTGTACCTTAAGCGCGGCGGTGCGCACTGGGAGATGCGAGATTATGTTAATGCTCGGCGTGATTTTGAGCAAGCGCTTAAAATGCAACCTAATTACCCGGATGCTGTTTGGATTAACGGACTGCTCGACTTGCAGGAGGGTCAGTTTGTCACAGGTTGGCCGCGGTACGAGGCCCGCTGGCGGTCGGCGCGGTTTAAGTCTAACCGGTTGGTCACTACCAAGCCGCAATGGTCGCCGGGTAGTGGGCTCAAGCGGGTGTTAGTTTGGGGTGAGCAGGGTATTGGCGACCAAATCTTTTACGCCAGTATGCTTAACCGGTTGCGGTACGAGACCGATAAGGTAACGATGCTCGTCGACCCGCGGCTCATCCCGTTGTTCAGCCGGTCGATGCCGACGATTGACTTCTTACCCAACACATCGGAGGTGGAAGCGGGTGACCACGACTCGCATCTCCCGATAGCCTCCATTGGGGCGCAGTTTGTCAAATCGCTTGACGACATCCCGCAGGTCGCTAGTCGCAGTTACCTGAAGGCCGACCCCGAGCGGGTAGCCGCTCTGCGGGCGAGGCTGCCAGTAGGGCTACCGTTGGTCGGTTTGAGTTGGACGAGCGCCGCGGTCAAGATAGGGCCGCACAAGAGCATGGCACTTGAGACGTTGAAGCCGGTGTTGGAGTTGCCTTACCGGTTTGTCAACTTGCAATATGTGAGCAGCGTTACCGACTCAGGCGATCCGCGCATTATGAACCCTAAGATCAACACGCGAGACGATTTTGAGACGCTCGCCGCGTTGCTTGAGTTGTGCGACGTTGTGGTGAGCGTGAGTAGTAGCACTGTTCACCTTGCCGGGGCGCTCGGGCGACCCGTCAAATTAATGGATGCTAATAAACTTTGGTATTGGGGTAACAAGTCGGGCGATCAGAGCCTTTGGTACCCGAGCGTTAAAGTGTTCCCGCGTGACCATGTATTGGCTCCGTGGGACAATGTTGTGCAACGAGTTTACGAGGAGTTAAAGAATGAAGCCTAGTCTTGAGCAGCAGCTACGGGAAAAAGTTCCCACGCTTGATTATAAAATCACAGACGATTTCGTCGGCATTTTCGATGGTGTGTTCCCGGCAGAGTACTGTCAAAATTGGATTAAATACTTTGACAAAGTGGACGCGGCGGGGATGTCGTACTCCCGGGTGCAGGGGATGGATAGGCCTTCCCATGTGAACAAAGATCAGGCGGTGGACTTCCCTAACTGTTCTATTTACACCAACGATGAGTTACGCATTGAGTGTAATGATTTTAACACCGGGTTCTGGAGCGCGTGCTATCCGCTGTATGCCGAAAAGTATTCTATTTTGCAGACCTCTGACCCGCACAAAATATACACCATCAAGATTCAAAAGACGATGCCGGGGGGCGGGTATCACGTCTGGCACACGGAAGATAACACACGGCTGCACCGTAGTCGAGTGTTAGTGTTTACCCTTTACTTGAACGATGTTGACGAAGGCGGCGAGACCGAGTTCCTGTATCTGAGCAAGCGGGTTCAGCCGAAGACGGGTCGGTTGTTGATTTGGCCCGCCGGGTTCACGCACACTCACCGCGGCAACCCGCCGCTTAAAGGTGACAAGTACATCATCACAGGTTGGGTGGAGTTTTAACATGACTACAGTAGACAACCAGTCCCCGCCGGGGGCATGGGCTGATGAGATCCGGGCAGCGCCTTGGCGGTTCAAACCGTTGCCGAGTACGCATGAGCTTTTGGCGCGGGTGAGGGCGGCGGGGTTGACCCACGAGGCCAACGAGCTGGCCCGCGAGATTGAGGCGCTGAGGGCGCAAGTTCAATACCTATTGACGTATGTACCTAAGGGTGGGGCAGAGGGTGAAAAGTAATCGTTCGGTTTTAATCGTTCGGGGTAATCGTTCGAACGATTGGGCCGACCGAACGATTACCCCGGAGCACAATCTGAAGCGCTCGATCGTCGGAGGAGGGGGCCAGTCGGCCCTCCTCCGGAGTACGATCAGAGTGATGGGTCGAACGATCACACGATTCACTAAAAACAACGACTTACGTCCGTTCTACACCCAATCGTGTGGGTAATCGTTCGGAGTAATCGTTCGGGAATTTTCTCACTTTTTGGCAGCGGAGCGGAAAGTACTGTGTTTTATAGGGCGAGGGTAATCGTTCGGTTTGATCGTTCGGATACCCCTCTCGAAGAGACGAACGATCAATCACTTTGGCTGCTCGGCACATTGAGGTATACTTGCGCTTATGAACACTCCCACCCCTGCTCGTAAGAAGCCCGGCCCGCCCCCCGTTGCGCAGAACAAGCTCAATGCTTACGGCATCGATGCGGTCTGCTCGGACATTGTCAACGGAGAGAGCCTGCGCGGTATTGCTGCTCGGCTGCAGGTGGATCCGTCTACTCTGATCTGGTGGATTGAGGAAGATCCTCAACGCTCCACCCGCGCACGAGCCGCTCGCGTCCTCTCGGCCCGTCTCTGGGATCAGAAAGCGGAGGAGGTGATTGCGTCAGCCCCCGACCGCTTCGGCCTAGAGAAGGCACGAGAGCTCGCGCACCATTACCGGTGGCGCGCCAAGGCTATCGCACCGCGGGACTACGGCGACCGCGTCACAAACGAACACACCGGCGCGGGGGGCGGCCCCATCGCACTGGCGGCGATCGACATGAAGAATCTGTCGGACGAGGAGTTAGAGAACATGCAGCGTCTACTCGCTAAAGCCTCAACATCTCCCACCGAGGCGTAACCTCACTCCATGGCTGCCGCCCCCCAAGCCACCGCTACCGGCGCGATGACCCCTGCCGTCATGCTTGACATGGTGCGGCGGGAGAAGGAGCGGCGGCTGGCCTCAGCCAAGCTCTACGAGTTTGTGCGTCAGAGCTGGCCGGTGGTGGAGCCCGGTGTGCCCTTTATCCCCTCGTGGCATATCGAGGAGATCTGTGAGCATCTTGAGGCGGTGTCTGCTGGGGACATACGCAAGCTCTTGGTCAACATCCCGCCGCGGCACAGCAAGTCGACCATCGTCAGCGTCATGTGGCCGATGTGGGAGTGGTGCGCCCAGCCCGAGCAGAAGTTCCTGTGTGCGTCGTACTCCGGCAACCTGTCTATCCGCGATAACTTGAAGGCGCGCCGGTTGGTGCAGTCGCCTTGGTATCAGGAGCGGTGGGGGCATCTGTTCGAGCTCGCTGGCGATCAGAACGCGAAGCAGCGATTTGAGAATGACAAGACCGGCTACCGGCTGGCCACCAGCGTGGGCGGTACGGCGACCGGTGAAGGCGGCTCCCGCCTGATCCTTGACGACCCTCACTCGGCACAAGAGGCGCAGTCCGACGTCATACGTGAGTCGGCGCTCGAGTGGTTTGACGTCGTATGGTCAACCCGACTCAACGACCCCAAACGAGACGCGATGGTCACCATCATGCAGCGTCTACACGAGCGCGACATTAGCGGCCACATACTTGAAGACATCGGCGGGTGGGAGCACCTGTGCATCCCCGCGGAGTGGGACGGCAAGCGGCGCAAGACGAGCCTCGGCCCCTACGACCCGCGCAAGAAGGTCGGCGAGCTCATCTGCCCCGAGCGGTTCGGCGAGAAGGAAGTCACCGAGCTCAAACAGCTGCTCGGCGTGTACGGAGCGGCGGGTCAGTTACAGCAAGACCCCACCCCGGCCGAGGGTGGTATCCTCAAGACCACGCACTTCCGGCTCTGGCCGCATGACAAGGCGCTGCCGCAGTTTGAGTACATACTGCAGTCGTATGACTGTGCGTTCACCGAGAAGACGAGCGGCGACCCAACGGCCTGTACGGTGTGGGCGATGTTCACGTTTGAGGGCCAGCGTCAAGCGATGTTGATTGATGCGTGGGACGAGCACCTGTCCTACCCCGACCTGCGGTCGCGGGCCATTAAGGATTGGGGCACCGAGTACGGCGGTATGACCAAGGACAGCGCGTTCAACCGCGCAAGGCGGCCCGACCGCATACTCGTGGAGGCCAAGGCGAGTGGTCAGTCACTCCTGCAAGACCTCCGACTTGCCAAGGTTCCAGCAATCGGTTATAATCCCGGCGCAGCCGACAAGATCAGCCGTGCGCACCAAGCCGCGCCGACGCTCGAACTCGGTATACTGTGGCTCCCCGAGTCCAGCAAGAACCCCGGTCATCCGGCGAGCTGGGCGGCAGGGTTCGTCAAACAACTTGGGAAGTTCCCAGTGGCCGAGCACGACGACTACGTAGACACTTTCACCCAAGCGGTCATCTACCTGCGAGACTCCGGGTGGTTCGAGCTGCCCAAGGCGCGCGACGTTGACGCGCCGCCCCCGGTGCGCCGTGAGCGCATTAACCCGTACGCAGCGTGAGGAGACCCGCGTGGAGTTGATGGTGTGGAACGCAATGCTGACACTGCTCATGGCGCTACTGGGCTGGGCAGTGAAAGTGAAAGACAAAGAGATTGAAGACACCAAGCGCGAGATTGAAGCAGCGCGGGGTGAGCTGGGCCGGGTAACCATCCTGCTCAACCGCACCCGCGAGGAAGTCGCCAAGGAGTACGTCACCAAGGCCGACGTGCACAACGACATCAACCGCGTGCTCGACCGCCTTGACCGGCTGG